CTAACCTAGAGCAGCAATTTGACCGCTGTACGCTGACATTTGTCGGCTCCAACTCACCGGCAAATCTAGCGTCTCGTCCGGTCAGGATCTTGGTCGCAGATGAGGTGGACAAATTCGCTGATGCTACGGCTAAAGAAGCTGACGCTCTGGATCTTGCCGAGCAGCGACTCAAAGCGTTCAGTAGCTCTAAAGCGTTTTTCACTTCGACTCCGACAACCTCCGAGGGGCGGATCTGGCAGCGTTACCTACGAGGGGACCAGCGGAGGTATTACATCCCTTGCCCATACTGCCGAGAGCATATCAAGTTGGAGTGGCGACAAGTAACGTGGGAAAACGAGAAGCTTGAGGATGGACGACCCGACTGGCAGCGCATCCGTACTACAGCGCACTACGTCTGCCAACTCTGTCAGGGAAAGATATCTGACAGCCAAAAGGTTGCAGGGTTACGTCACGGCAAGTGGATCTCCGAAAATAAAGCCAGCCTTCCAAGCGTAAGGTCTTACCACCTCTCCTCTCTTTACTCCCCAGATCGTAAATGCACTTGGGGAAATCTTGCCGTCGCGTTCTTGGAGGCCAAATCCTCGATGATGGGATTGCAGGGATTTATCAACGGAATGTTGGCAGAACCGTGGGAAAATCAGGAGACTCAACAGGACCGAGTCGAGATTGTCTCGGATGCTGGAATTCCAGAAGCCAGACGCTACCTGACCGCTGACGTACAAGCTGCGGCTCCGTTTCTTTGGTGGGTTTGCCGCGAGTGGAGCAAAGGCAACTCTCGACTTGTTGGAGCCGGTCACGCTGATGACTTTGCCGCACTGCGTAGGATTCAACTCCAATACAACGTCCACGATATGGATGTTGGCGTTGATTCCGGCTATAACACGCAAGCGGTCTACGATGCTTGTGCGGAGTTCTCGCAGAGCAGTGCAAGCCCGATAAACTATCCCTGCGGTCTCCGCTACCCACCAGAGGGAGGTCTTAGAAAGCCAATGTTAATCGGCTGGTTGCCGATGAAAGGACGCGAGACTGGAGCTAGATTTACCAGCAAGACCGGCTCCATCCATCCATTTGGAATTACAACGTCAACCTCGATGCGGACTGACGCTGTTCAGCCGTTGTTGGTTTTTGACACCGAACATATGCGTGAGGTGTTGCAGCGGCTCCGTAAAAAGACCGAGACGCATCAATGGAGTGTTTGTAGCCTACCTGCTCCGCTAGACGCTGAAGGAGCCTTTGCGAGCGATTCTGATACCTATTGGAAGCACTTGGACAGCCATCTTCTTAAGCCAACAGCCAACCGCTCCGGTAGGATCAAGCACTTGTGGTTCAAGCGAAACACTCGTTGGCCTGACCATTTGCATGACTGTGAAATCATGCAGTTGGCGATGGTTATGTTGTGGGGAGACCTAACTTCCAGTACCTCGGAAAATTCTAGTGGTTGACAAACTTGGCGGTCTGTTGATAGTCCGCGCAAGTGTTCACATACACAGTAGCAACTAAGCGGAGTTACTTGCGTACGACCTACGCGAGCAAAGCCGCTTTGACATTGCTTGAAGCTTTGACGGCAAAGCTGACTGTTTCCGCTAACTCAATGGAGAGCGGGAATGTGGTCCGCAGCACTTCCAGTTCTGACGTTTCCGTTGAGTTCGCTGAACCCGGTAAGGGTACGGCAGCACCAATTGAGATGCTGCAAATGTGGGAGTCTCTGCTAACGGATTACGATTACGCTGTAACGCTTCTCTCTGGTGATGGGATCGCTAGTCCCACCGATCTCCAGATTTACAACAAGATGCTGACCGCCGTTCTGGTTTCAACCACTCGGTATTATGGGGATTTCACGCAATTCCGTCGTGAAGCCACAACCCGAATGAGCTAATGGGCTTTCTTCAAAACATAGCGAACAAGCTGTTCCCTGCTCCAGTTAACAAATACGAAGGAGCCGGTCAGTCATTGCGTCGTTCGTATCTCGATACGTCTTACACTTCCGCGCGGTTTGATGTTACGAGCGCGACCCGTCAAGCTATCGTTCGCAAGTCTCGCTTTTTTGAACAGAACAACGCTGTTCTCAATAGGCTTGGCGACTTGTTTGAGAGCTACACTGTTGGCTCTAGCTTTTCGGTTCAACCAGCTTCTAGTGATTCTGCTTGGAACTTAAAGGCTAAGAAGTGGTTTGATGTCTGGAGCCGTTATCCCGATATCGGTTCTCGTCAATCTTTTAGCACTTTAATGGGACAAGCTGCTCGCGGCTGGTTCTACGATGGCGAATCGTTCTTGTTGTTGACCAAAGGAGAGACCGGCAAACCTCGATTGCAGCTTATTGAGGCTCAATCCATTGCTACTCCGGTAGGGATGCAAGCAGATGAGACTGTGTTTGATGGCATCCGGTTTGACCCTCGTACCGGACGAGCTATTTCTTATTTTATCGGATCGGAAAAAACTCAGGGTAACCTGACTGATGTTCGCTCCATTCCCTCTGACTCGGTTGTCCATATCTACGAGCCGAATCGTCCCGGTCAGCTTAGAGGTCTTCCGTTTGTCTCGGCGGTTATCAATGATTTGCACGATCTCGATGATCTGCAAAAGCTGGAGATGGAAGCTTGTAAGCTTGGTGCTTCTGTCGCTCAGATTGTTAAGACTGACGCTGGTGAAGTCCAAGCGAGCAACCTCCGCGCTGGTACTGCTGGAGCGAGCGTAAACACCGCCGAGAACTATTACGAACAGGTCTTTGGATCTGGCGTTAAGGTAATGAAAAACGGTGACAGTTTCGAGCAGTTTGCAACCGAGCGTCCCGGCGTTAATATGCGGGAGTACTGGCGACAACTGACCGAGAAAGTCTGCGCTGGTGTTGGTATCCCTTACGTTTTGGTTTACCCAGAGTCAATGCAGGGGACCGTTTATCGCGGTGCGCTAGATATGTCCGCTGTTTGGTTCAAGTCTCGCCATCAGGTCATGGCATCAGCGGCTCGTCGTATTTATGAATACGCGATGGAGTACGCGATCAAGAACGATCCTACGCTAAACGACGCTCCCAGCGACTGGTACGAAGTATCAATCACCGCTCCGCGCTCCCCGAATGTTGATGTTGGCCGTAACTCTGCGGCTCAATTGGCAGAGCTAGAGGCTGGCGTTGTTACCTTTGATGAGGTCTACGGAGCGCGTGGTCTCGACTGGCGTTCTGCTTTAGAGTCAAAAGCCCAACAAGCTTTGTTTGTACGTCAACTTGCTGCGAAATACGGAGTCGATGTATCTGAGATTTCGGTGATTCAGAAAGAGCGTCCCGCAACTAGTGTTGCAACTGCTATTGACATTGAAGATGATTCTTCTGAATCTCCGTCTCCAGTTGCTCCGTCAGAAGGTGGATCGCAACCTGTTGTTGTAGAGCAGGAAGAGATTACCGCTACCGTCAAAAAGCAACGCAAGCCGAGAGCCAAGAAAACAGAATGAGCTTCACTAAAAAATCTGATTGGCTTTATTACGCTCCGGCAAACGCTGCTGGTGATCCTGCTACCGTTCAGATCTTCGATCAGATTGGCGAAGACTGGTATGGAGGTTCCGGTCTATCTGCAAAGCAGTTTTCGGATGTTCTTAACGAGATTGGCAATGGTCCGCTGCTCGTAGAGATCAACTCTCCCGGTGGCAATGTTTGGGATGGATTGTCCATCTACAACCAGTTGCGCGGTCGCAAAGCTCCGGTGACCACTCGCGTTGTGGGTATCGCTGCTTCTATCGCGTCAATTATCGCTCTTGCCGGTGATCGTGTAGAGATGGCTGATGCCGCTCTAATGATGATCCACGATCCGTCAGGGATGGCTTCTGGCACTTCCGAGGATATGCGGAAAATGGCTGAGGCTTTGGATCAACACGCTCAAGTGTTGGTTGGAGTGTATGCTAAAAAGACCGGACGCTCTCCCGAGTCTATCCGCGCTGCGATGCGAGCAGAGACTTGGTTTACCACCGCTGAGGCTCTCGCTTTTGGTCTTGTAGACAAACCCATCAAGCAGTTGGCAATGGCCGCTAAATGGCATCCTCGGGCAGTGACTAAGACCGCTCCTGAGACCGTCAAAAACAACCTCCGTCGAGGGTTAGAGCAATACGAGGAAGGTCTCGCTGGTGATGGTCTAGAACCAGCAACTGTTACCGATGCTAAATCGCTTGTTGCAGGAGAGGCTCCAACCGAAAATAAAATCCGCAAAGCCAACGCTTGGTGGGGACGTAACGACCGATTCTTGGAAGCGGAGCCTAATACTCCTGCGGACGTAGCGGCAAACCTTTGGGGAGGTGCTGCTGGACGCGATTGGTTCTCTGCACTCTTTGCTCAACTAGAAGAGCCGTCTGATACCAATACAGACAAAACACTTTCGACTGATGGCGAAAAAGCCATCAACGATTCTGGCGTGGACTCCACGCCGCAACCAACACAAACCACCGACACAAATATGTCCGATACTGCTACTACTGTGACGGCTGCGGCTGCTCCTGCCGCTCCCGTTGATCTGTCCGCGATTCTTGCGAAGCTTACCTCTTTGGAGGCTTCGATCAAATCGCCCACCGCCGCTCCCGCTCCTGATCCGGTTCGTCCCGTGATTCAGAACTTGGGCAACCCGCTGCTGGAGAAGCATAAGTCTCTCCGCGCTGGTGCAGAGCGTAAGAGTTTCCTCATTGAGAATCATGGTGAGTTGCTGCGCCAGTCCGCTATGATCGCTCCCCAGAATGCGAACACGTTCGCGGCTGGCTTGGTTGTCGATTATCTTGCTGATGCGGTTATCACTGTTGCTACCACTAAGCTCGCGATGATCGCTGGCTTTACGCGCAACGTTGGCTTGGATAACTTGCGTCCCCGCGCTACCGTTCAGGTCAAGAAGTTCACGACTGGCGATGCGACTGTTGATAATGCTACCAACTTTGAAGACGGTGCGGCTAACCAGTCTACGCTGGCTGCTACCTCGGTGACTGTTAATCAGATCACCAAGAGTTTTACCGTCACTCAGCAGGAGTTGAATCAGGGTTTTGCTATTAGCGACTTGGCTCAGGGTTCTGCTGAGATCTTTGCTCTTGGTATTAGCAAGAAGGTCACGGCTCAGATGACTGCCGCGCTGTTTGGTGCTGGTACTGTCATTGGTACTGCTGCGAACTTTGATTCTAGCGACCTTCCTGCGATCTTGGCTCTTGCCAAGAATTACCGACAGAAGTTGCTTCTGTTGGATGGTGGACACTTGGCCCGTTTGATGTTCTCCGGTCAGTTGACTGCTGCCGCTGGAACTAATCCGTTCCCTGATTCGCGTTATGGTCCGTTGAACAACGGCTATTTCGGCTTTGCGAACATCTTGGAGCAAAACGATTATACTGGTGCTATCGCTAACACTGCTGGCTTCGTTTGTGGTCAGGACGCTATCGCGATTGCGAGCGGCTTGCCGGTTGGAATGATCGCTGGCGAGTTCGTTGAGCAGCGCACTGTTGAGTTGAGCAATGGTCTGTCTGTGTTGCTCTCTGTGTGGTATTCCCGTTCTACCCGCGCTCACATGGCGTCTTACGATATCATGTTTGGTGCGGCTGCTGCGGATACTACGCAAGCTGAGGTTCTGATCACCGCTTAATCCTTAAGGATATGCGCATTGCAACAACCATAGCAGTGGACAAGACCGGCAAAACTAAATTGCTGGCTGGTCCCGAAATTGATGCGACTCTCCAACGCACTAATTTCAACACTGTTTCTGTTCCTGAAGGAGGCAAGCTCATCTTGTGGGTACAAGGAGCCTTAGCACCGAAGATTCGTAAGGGTTAACAAACCAAAACTGGG